CACGTCCAATCCTGCCATGGGCACCTCGCTCTTGCTCGTCGGGATCTTCTCGGAAAGCCCGACGCACTTGATCTCGGAGAACCAGTCATTCCCGCGCGTGTCGCCCTTGTGATTGACGACGAACACCTTATAGACCCCGTCGGGGTCTTTGCGAACGGGCGCCTGTGACTTCTTCTGCTCTTCCCGTAGCAGCATCGGCGGCTTGAAGGCAGCGGACTTGACCTCGTTGTTGGCCAGCCACAACTTGCCGTTGGGGACAACCCTCGGGTCAAGTTGGATTTTCATTGCAATGCCCTTGTCGTTGATCTGCGGCGTGCCCAGCAGGCCGGTGTCAGAATCGACCTTGATCGCCTCGTTGGGCAGCGTGCTCCCGACTGGCACCATCACGAGCTTGCCGTCTTGGATTGCCCAATTGGCCTTGTTGTTCCGTGCGATCACGTCCATGACCCGGCGGACGGTCCCCGAGTAGGTCTTCCCAAGGATGTGCTTCTCGTTGATGTGCGTGCCGGCGCAGTAGCCTAGGACGGTGGTCCCGAGGTTTTCGAGTAGCCGCCTGATGGCGTCTCCGTCGGTGTGGCCAGCCCCCAAGGTGAAGTTGACCTCCCCATCCTTGAAATCCTTGTCCCCGTCGCCGGCCTGAATCTCGACGATGCGATCGTTGCCCTCGCGGTAGGCATAGCGGTATTGGAAGTTTCCGCGGAAAAGCCCCATGGCCTGCGTGCCATACCCGACGTCAAGCTCAAGGTCATCGTACTCTTTCTTGATGTCGTTCTCGTGGTCCTCGCTCAAGTTGTAGAGCTTGATCGTGGCGACGTTCGGCGTCCTGTAGATGGTCTTCGTGATGTCGAAGGTGATTCGCAACGCCTCGGAGAACTCGCGCCCCACCACGGGGTCGAGCTTCGAGCCCTTCTTCCCGACTCGCACGCGGCAGATGCGGCCCCAGTGCGACATCGCCGGGATGGTCATAGGCCAGCCTCCACAAGCTCGGCCGGCGTGTAGTAGAACACCTGGACACGCACGCCCAAGTCGGTCTCGCCCGCGTCCGCGCTCACGAGAACGCGCGTATCGTCCTCCAGCGGCCCGGCGTTCTGCATCGTCGCGCCCATGTCGACAGCGAACAACCCGCCGATGCCTAGGTAACGGTATGGCCCTAGGATGTCCACGCCGAGCAGGATTGGCCGACCGGCGATGAGCAAGGTGTCTGTGCTATCCAGGTACAGATCGAACGACCAGAATCCGGCCCGTTCGTTCCATCGCACGTCAAATCGGTAAACGGTGCCATTCAACGCGCATGAGAACTCGTAGGCGCGATCGTCGGATGTGAAAGGGACAAGCAGGCTCATAGCGTCACCTGTTCAGGTTCTTCGATTATCCCCTTGAACAGCACGGATTTTCTTCGTTTCGACGTCTGCGCTGGCGTCGGTTCGATCGGTTTCTTGTCGACCACCTTCTTTTTCGGCTGCGCGCGCTTCGGTGCCCGTGGTGGGTAGCTCACCGTCTGCGACGTCGCGAAGATGACTTGGCGCAAGTCGGCCGAGAAGTACAGCGCCCCCACCGATTCCTTGTCCTGGGAGCACGACAGCCGCAGGATCACCATGTCTTTGTAGAGCTTCAGCCCGGTCTGCACCGAGAATGGGACGGCGAACCGCTGCAAGGTGGTCAGGATTTCCCAGGCGTTGGCGGCGCGCGGTTGCCCGTTGTCGGCCGCCGCCTTGATGCCATCGCCGTTGACGATGACCCCGACGCCGCCGTTCGTGTGTTCCTGGTAGACCGGCGTATTTGAGAACGCGCCCTCAACGCTCAACTTGAGCGGCTGCATATACGCATGGTCAGAAATGACGACGCCCGTCTCTACCGGGTTGTCCGTGACGGCAAGCTCGCTCGTGTGTTCCTCGCGAATCACCGCATCGAACGTGAGCGCGTTCTCCGTCTGGTCGTCATTGATGGCCAGAATCCAGCGGCGGACGATGATCGATGTTTCAGCCACCGACGCCTCCATGGGCAACGCGAGCAAGCCCGCGGTTCACCTCGCGCGCGGCCTGGCGAGGGTCTGTCACGTTGGGCAGATTGATGTTGACCCCGGTTATGTTCGTGGTCTGCGACACCGGGGCGGCGACTCCGCGCCCCCACGACCTCATATCCCCTCCGCCTTCTTCCGTCGACAGCGCCCCGAGCCCCTTGTTCGCTCGGTTGTTGAACGCAGCCACGCGCGCGGCGAAATCGGACTCGCCCGTATCAGGCCCGCCGCCGAACATGTTCCCGACCGCCGCCCCCATGTCGTTCATGGCCTTGTTGATGTCGATGCCGAGTAGCTTCGCCATCATGGTGATCGGCAACGCGAGCAGCTTGATGTACGCCTTGATCTTGTCTGACAGCCAGTCCCAATGCTCTCCGAACCACGACATTACCGGACCCCATGCTGCCTGTAGCAGCTTCGCCGTCTGCACGACCAGCCCGACCGGCGGGAGGATGACCTGAATCGCCGTGCCCCACTTGGCCCACATCTCAACGAACCACTGAGAGACGGCGTTCCAGTTGTCGTATAGCTCCTTGGCCGCTAGGACGATCCCACCGATCCCGATGGCCAACAGGCCGAGCGGACCACTACCGCTGGCTAGCGCTACAAGTGCGCCGCCGAGGGCGACAAGAGACAGTTTGACCAAGTTGATTGCGAACGGCCACTTGTTCACGAGCAGGCCCGTGACCGATTCGCCGCCCTCGTAGAACGTCCACAGGTCCTCGCCAACCAGAAAGATCGCGGCGATGAGCCCCCCGGTGAGGAGCGTTCGCAAGGCGCTGCCTGCCGCAGCCAGCGTGCCCAGCGATTTCGCCGTCGCCATCGCGCTGGCCGCCCAGGCAATCAGCCCGGCGCCGAGCTTGTAGGTCATCATCACGCCGATGACCATCGCGACCTTGTCGAGGTTCTTCCACAGAATCTCAAGCACGTTGACCACGGTCTGCAGCGCATCGGTCAGGCGGCGGACGTTGCCGTCCTCTTTGGTCCAGGCGATGAACTTCTCTAGGACCTTGTTCACCGTCGGCATGAGCGCGACGGCAATTCGCTTATTCAGCAGGCCAACCGAAGATGCGGCTTTCTCGAAGAGCTTGTCTGTCTTGTCTGCTAGCTCGTAATCCTCGTTCGTTAGCGGGTTGCTCTTGAGCGCCGCGAGTCTCAGCTTCTCGAAGTTCTTGCGACCCTGCCCCATGAGGTAGATCGTCGCATCGTCGAAGCCGAGCCGCTGGCCGAGGGCGATGCGCTTCACCCGGTCCATGCCGGCCATCTTGTCGATGACGTCGCCGAGGACTTCGTTCAAGTCCTTCGTTGATCCGTCGGCGTTCTTCGCGGCGATGTGATACTTCTTGAAGAACATGGCGCCGCGACCGACGCCAGATGCCGCTTGCCCCGTCATCACGGTCAGCGATCGGAGCGACCCCTTCATCGCCTCCAGAGATGAGTCGTTCTCCGCCGCTACCTTCCCGAGCGCGGCTACCTCGCGCGCGCTGATGCCCATCTGCTCGGCGAAGTTCTGCACATCGCCCATGTCACCGGCGGCCTTCTCGACCATGAGACCGATGCCCGTCGCCGCTCCGGCAATGGCGGCGCCAAGGCCAAGCATCGTGCTCTTGGCCTTTTCGGCTAGCCCCTCGAATTTCTCCAGGTTCTTGGCGTCGATCTTGAAGCCAAGTGCAACCCAGAGTTCGTCAAGCTTCACTTCTGCCGCTCCTGTTCTTGCGCGGCCGCGCGGTATCGTCTGTCGTTCTCTTCTTCCACATCGATGGCTTCATGGAAGTCTGCTAGGTCATCGAGCGTATATCGTCCGTCGTCCTGTAGCTCCCAGAGCTGGCAGAGCGGCGGGTTGTGCATGATTGGCCTCCAGATTGTCCAGTCCAGGTTGGCCGCCTGGGCCGGTTCTATGGTGACGGATTCTCGGACGCGGGTTGGTTTCCACCCGAGCGGACGACGGCTAAAAAATCGCCGAGGTTCACTTTCAGCGCTTCAACGAACACCTGCCACGGCTCCAGAGCGTTGTCCCCGAAGGTGAGGTCGATGTCCACGATTGGGCGGCCCTCACACGTGACCTTGGAGAACGCCAGCAGCATCAGCTTGACGATCTCGTCGGCGCTGGCCTTGGTGGCCACGCGTTCGAGCACTTCGCCGATCTCGTCCAAGACGGCTGCCTCTGACATTCCTTGGCGCTTGGCCATGCCGGCGAGGTCTGCCAGCTCCGAGCCGACGAGCTTCGCCACAGCGATCTGTAGCTTGAGCCCGTCGGTTGCCGGTAGCTTGGCCAGCGCGAACTTGCGCCCGTTGATCGTCTTGATGACTGCTGATGCCACTTGTTACCCTCCGAGTGCTGCGGCGATTGCTTGCGGTGTCCCTGCAATCGCGACCGGGTCACCCAGGAGCAACTGCAGGTTGGCTACAATGATAGTCCATTCCTGTTCGTTCGCCTCACGTCCGCGCTTCACTTCGGGAAATGCCTTGATATACCCCGGGCTGCCCGCCGCCATGTCCTGCCGGTAGCTGTCCTGCCACGAGACCATCACGGGCACCCAAGTCGTCGCACTGACCGCGGTGCCGGCCAGTTGGAGGAGCTTCTTGTTGGCCGAGGACGTCTGCTGCAACTTGATCGTGATCTCACCGCTCCGGTCGGGGTTGAGGGAAATCACCATGTTCCCGTCGGCGCCGATCTTGTGGGTGGCCAGGTCCGCGGCGCGTTTGACGGTGAGGACGTCGTCCCCTTCCGCCCACCCGTCGATCTCGAAGGTGGAGTAACCGGACGCCGAGATCAGGACGTGATTCTCAAGGATGCTGTATGCACGTGCGCTCATGGTGGTTGCTCCTTACCGCTGGAAAGTGATGGTCACGGCGCAGGAGTGGATCGCCCCTGCCCCGATGCAAATCGCCGTGATAGCCGGGGCTTCGCGAGCCGCGCGCGATACCGTGCTCTGCTGGCTCACGGGCTGCGCGTAGACGTAGAAGCCATCGGCCAGGAAATCATTGGTGGCCACCTCGCCGACGGGGTCCCCCACCCAGACGCCAGGCGCCAGCAAGCCATTGGTCACTCCCTGCTTGAGAGCCATCACGATCGCGCTGACGAGCTTGGCCGCGCCCGCATCGGTCTGCGGGATCTTCGTCACGGCCGTTGAAAGCTCGGCCATCACGTTCGTCTGAACCGTCGACTGCAGCCAGTCCAGGCCCATGATCTCGTCGAAGTACCTGCCCGAACCGGTGATACCTTCGGCCATCATCGTGAATGTGCCGAACGTGGTGTAGTAGTCCAGGTTGTACGACTCGATCTGGAGGCGGTTGGTTTCCGTCAGAGCGTCGGCGCCGATGCCAACGAGCTGCTTGAACTTGCCTGTGAGCGTGCTGTTGGGCTGGTTGAAGTCGACGGCGAAGTACTTCGCGCACGCGGCGATGGCGGCGTCTGGGTAGTCCGCGGAGTACATGCCGAAGGAGTGCGTGTAGCCAAGGTTCTTGGCGTAGTACCCGAGGTTCGTCGTGTCGTTGTAGCTCAGGCACGCGCTTTGGTCGGTGGTGTAGAAGAAGGCGAGGCCCATGGACTCGCACCAGGCCATGGCGTCTTTCACGTTCTGTGCGTGGGCGCCTGGCTCGGCGAGGTCGCTCGACAGCGCCACACCGTAGAAGGTGGGGTCAGCATTCCAGGACAGCGTGAGGGACTGGGTGATCGTCTCGGTGGCCAGCGGCACGCAGACGACGGCCCCCTCGGCGACGGTCATATGCAACAGCGTCTGAATTGGCGTAGGCGAGCCGCCCGCGGTTGGCGCGCTGCCGACGGTGACGGTACCGGTAACCAGCGTCGGGCTCGTGATGATGAACTTCGTCCCGTCGTGCGTGACGGTTGTGCCGGAGACGAGCGCATGCAGCGCGGTCTGCAGCCGGGTGGCCACCTTCGCCGCGGTGTCGTCGGTCGAGAAGTTGAGCGCGGCCAGCTGGCACAGTGTCGAGTTGACCGTGATGTCCATGCCGCCAGCGGTGACAGCGTTGAGCGCGGAGATCTCTGCGGCGCTGCCCCATGCCCCCGAGTTCAGGTGGCCTGCGGCGCCCGTCGCGTAGTGTTCGCCCGTCTTCAGATACTTGACCTTGGGCGACTGTGCGAAATACGCGGTTGCCGCCAGGTACTCCTCGTCGGTGGACTGGTACACCTCGGCGATGTCGGTCATGTTCGCGAACGTGGCGACACGCCCTTCGCTGGGGAGGCGGGCCGAATCGCCGAGCACAAGCAGCGTTCCGAAGTCGCGAGCCGCTGCCGGCATCGCGGACACTTGGAGGGAAACAGAAACGATGTCGGACAGTGGTAGACTCATGAAGGCACCTCGATTGTTAGATCGTCCTCGCGACCGCCTGGCCACTGCGCCTTGAGCGCAATTTCAGCGGTCGCCATGGTTTCAAGCAGAACCGTCTCACTCGTGTTGCAGCCGAAGTACAGGTCGACGCTGCCCCGGTCTTCCCAGTAGGCGCCGTCGACGAGCGCGGACAGGTTGCGCGCACCTGAAGCGCCCAAGAACATGAGCCCCATCCGCTCCATCAGTTCCATGTTCGTGGACAACATCAGGAGCGATTGGAGCCGGGACGCGCGGTCGAATGCGCTCAGGCCGAAAGCAGAAATCCCCTCGCCGTCGCAGCGTGGGGACGCGTGCCGGAAGAACTGCACCGAGGCTACGAAATCGTGGTAGACGTCCAATGTCTCGACCACCTTGGTAGACCCCACCGCGGTGTCGTTCACCGTGCGGCGGATGGCCCCGGACATGTTGCCCTCGTCCGAGATGATCTGCACCGTCGCGAATTCGGTATCCTGCCCGCCCGTGGGATAGGCCTGGTTCGCAGGGCGCACGCTGTTGGCCGCCATCCCAGTGGCAGTGCGCACGAGGTAGCGGACCAAGTATCCGACGGCGTCTATGTAGCTCGCCCGCGCCATCAGGTTGCCAGCGCTCCTATGTGAATCCTCTGGGCAAGCGCCCGTTGCATGCCGTGCGGGCTGAAGTCCTGCACGTGCAGCACGCGGTAGGTGTAGCCGCCCCACTTGAGTAGGTCGGGCATCTGCGAAGGCCCGCCAGCGCTCAGGCCGGTGCTCGAAAAGAAAGCGTTCACGTCGGCGATGCGCACCCCTTCGGGCAGAAGGTTCGCGTCCGTGGTGGCCGCAGGCTGCACGATGCCCAAGATATTCGTCTGCGCGTACGTCGTCGACGTCTCGCCCTCATACCCGAGCGTGTTCGTAGGCCTCGCGCGCACGAAGGTGGATGCGCCGAGGTCGGTATCGACGAGCAGCTCGGAAACGTCGATTCTCACCGAATCACCTCAGCATCTGCGGAAGGCGGGCCGACCTTCCAGGTGATACTCTGCTTGAGTTGACCGCTGTCAATCAGAGGCCTTGACGACTTCTTGCGCGCGATCGTCGCCGGGCTGTTTGGGACGAAGTCGCCGATCTCGAATTCACGCTTGACCTCGCCGGCAGCGACGGCGCCGAGTTGTTCAAGTGCACCGGTGACGGTTTGCTTGCCCGCGAGCACGCGTTGGAGGTTCCCAATGTTCAGCTTGTCGAGTTTCGGCTTCGCCCTTCTCACGCCCGCGCGTAGGAAAGAACGCTCGGGAATGCCGTGGTCCGGGCTGCCGAATTCGTGGACGACCGCAACCAGTGCGACGGTTGTGCCGTTGGCTTCCTTCGGCCCTGCCGGCACGCCCACGAGCACTTCGCGGTTCGCATCGGCCAACTGTTGCGCCAGCCGGCGCAGACCGGGCAGGTCGCCGCCGTGAACAACACCGGCAGCGCTCATACCGCGAAACCTCCAAGCCCGATCTTGCGCCGAAGGTACATGTAGCGCTGGCCGTAGGTCGTGCGCATGAACGGCACCTTGGCCTGCAGGTTCAGCAGGGCACTGTCACGGGACATACCGACGGGACCGACGTGTTTCTCTGTGACGTCGTTCGCGTTGGTCTGGCTCGTCGACTGCGTTGCCTCGAAGTTCGCAATGACGATCGAGTGAGCAACGAAATTGGCGAGGCCCTCCGAGTAGAAGTCCCCCCATCGGGGCACGTTGAAGTACGGAACGGCCAAGTCGAGAAACGACTGCACCCGCTCCGTTGTTTCCAACGTGAACTGAGGGAAGAAGGCTTTGAACTCGGAGGGCGTCACTTGCGCGTCACCTGTTACGAGGCGGACTCGTCCTGGTAGACCACGGTCAGGATGTAGCGGACGTTGAGCCCGGCGTAGCGGTACCAGCCGGGGACGAAGATGTCCAGGCCCTCGGGCTGCGGCGCCAGGAACCGGTGAGGCATCGGGATGTGCATCACCATTCGCTTCTTGTCGTTCCGGTAGAGGACGTTGCGCGGGCACGCGGCGCCGCCCGAGTACTTCGCGCCAGCGGTGTCACCCTGGAGGATGGGGACGATGTTCAGCTTCTCGCCGGTGCGAGCCGTGGTCATGTTCCCTTCCTGCACCATCTCGATCAGACGCTTCGTCCCGAGCGCGTTGTAGCGCGAGTTGAGCGCCTGGAACGCCTTGGGAGCCAGGCCGTAGGTGTTCGGCAACACCACGAAGTTGGTCTGCGCCCAGTAGGTGTAGATGGCGGCGTTGACGTCGGCGAGGATTTCGTCAGCCGTGGTGGACGCCAGGTCCCAGTCACCGTGAAAGCCGCTCGTGCCCTTGTTGATCGTGGTCACGCCGGTGTAGTTCAGCAGGCCTTCGTACTTCGCGGCGCCGGCCACGGTCGTCTTTTCGCCGACCATCGCCACCGAGTTCAGGTGCCGCTCGCCCATCTCCAAGGCGGTCGACATGCGCTCAGCAGGCAGTGGTCGAATCAGGCGCGCGGCCTGGATGAGTTCGAGCTGCGAGTATCGGTACCCGGCCCCGCCGTTCACAACCGCGATCTCGGTCTCGGAAGCGGACACGTCAGACGTCGGGATGTCCTTCGCGACGCCATTGATCCGCTGGCCCTGTCCTACGTGATCGTAGATCTGGTAACGGACCGTGGCCGCATCGGCGCCAGCCTCTGCGGTAATTGGCAGGAGCGTGCGGAACTGCATCTCCTGGTATTCGCGCTCGTAGGTCTGCGCTTCGGTGTAGGCCAGCTGCGAGACCATGAACGCGATGCCCTCGGCAGAGTCGGCGCCCATCAGGTACGGATTGGCCGTCTCCTGGAAACACCGACGAATCCCGCGCTCGAAATCCTGCATGCGCGCCTCATCGAGCGCGACCATCCGCGGTTGGCAGGATTCGGAGTCGACTACTTTGACCAGTTTCTTTCCATCAGACATGTTGCTTCTCCTGCCTTACGTGGTGGTCTTGGGGTTGCTAACGCCGGTGAGTCGGACGCGCCCGACGCTGCCAGCGGAAGTGGTGGTCACCCAATGCGCATTGGGGATTGCGACGCGACCGCTGCCGGCAACGCCAGAGGTGGGGCCAGAGAGCTTCCCGCCTTGGGCGGTGACGCTCAGGACGCTGTCGCCCGCGGTGACGTTCTCGTAGGCGATGCAGTAGACGTCGCCGAGGTACATGATCGCGACCTCTTCCGTCGCCCTGTAGCCGATGGCGCCGGTGGAAGGCGCGGTCGGCATGGTGACGTGACGAACCGTGATGCCGATCGGGAGGTCGGCGTCAGCGGCGATGCGCTTGCAGTATCCGGCGGTAGCGTGCCGGGCGACTGCTAGCCCGAAGTCGAGCATGCCGGCGCTGTCATCGCCGCCGGTCGTGCTGCCGTTGGTGAGGCTGAAAATCGAGCACTCTTCTTGATTGGCGATTTGTCCGGCGTACCCCAGGGAAAAGGTGGTACCGCCGAAGGTCGCAAGCGTTGCAACTGCCATGGGATTCTCCTTGCTTGGCCGTTAGGCGGCCGATGCCTTCTTGGGGTGGGTGAGGTTGAAGCAATACGCGGAGTAGCCAGTGGGCTTGTCCTCCGCATCGTTGGCCTTGTGGCCAGAGCCAGCGGTCAGCAGCGCGGCGGCCGTCTGCGAGTCGGCGGCAGTGGACTGCGGCTTGGCGGTCGCGCGAGCGGCGGCGAAAGCGGCGCGGATGACTTCGGCGGTAGCCTTGTCGACGGCAACGCCACAAAGAGCGGCGTCGGCGACGGTCTTGATCGTGGCGTTCTTCGCCGAGGCGGCTGTCAGCGACTCCCGGCGAATCTGGTCGACGGTCTTGCCGGCCGGCTTCAGGTCGGGCGCCAGGATCGCGGCGTCGGCCACGACGGTAGCGCGCTCTTCTGCCAGCGCTTCGATCTGCGCCTCGGTCGGGACCTTGGCTTTCAGCGCGGCGATCTCGGCATCTGCGGCGGTCAGCTTGCCCGTGGCCTCGGCCAACTTCGCTTCAAGTTCTTTCGACACCGTCTCAGTGTTGGTGGCCAACTTCAGCGCCGTCTCTGCGTCGGACGCCAGCTTGGCAATTAGGGACTGCTGCTTCTCGACGGTGACAGCAGCCACCTCTTCGAGGTCGAGCGGCAGTCCATCAACGATGATTCTTCGTGTACTCATGTTGTCGGACTCCTTGTTTTCTGGGTTCTCATCGGCGACTCGACAGTCGGGACCGCCGCGTCCCTTGGAAACGATTGCAGTGTGGTTGCCCTGGATGCCAACCATCCAGCCGTCAACCGCCTCGCCCGTGGGCGTGGTCTTCTTGGTCTCATCGAACTGGAAGCGGTAGCCGTTGCTAAGGCCTGACTTCCCGTTGAGGATGTCTTGGATCGCGCCCTTCTCTCGCACGGTCAGCGTCGCCTGCATGTCGTTGCCGACCATCCCAACGCCGCGAGTATCCCCGACGGCATAGGTCTTCCAGTTGTCAGCCGTCACCCACTTCCCGGGCGGATGCTCATTCGTGATGGCGTTCCCCTCGAAGGTGGGAACCGACTTGGCCACCTCCTCGCGCGGGCGATACAGCTTCACGAGACGATTTGGATCGCCGTCAAGCCCGATCTCCGATGCCCGGTACGTCTGGATATTGTCGGCCTTGGCAATCACCCCGGGCGCCACAAGGAAGCCCGCATCGTTGACTACGCGCTGGCTGATCGCGAACAGATCGGAGACGGTGCAGGTCCTCATGCTGCCCCCTCGAATTCGATGACCGGCAAACCCACGCACCGACACATCACGTCAAATCCAGCATGGCAAGGCTCACCATCGACAGAGCCAGCAACCGGCCCGGGCTCGTCCCATCGGAACACCTTCCCGTGGACCTCCAAATGGCTAGGGCGCACGCGTTCGTCGGCGCTGGTTGACCACTCGTACTTCTCAATCCCGATCTGCTGCTGGCGCTCTTGGTTGAACGCCGAATTCATCTTGGCCGTTTGGTCGCGGGCAATGACCTTGGCGCGCGTCTCGGTGACGTCTCCGTCATGCTCAATCTGCTTGACCAGCGTTTCCCAGCGCATGCCCTGCGCCCAACCGTTGGTGACGGTCTCCTTGACCCGGTCGAGGTACTGCGAGGGGACCGTCTTGATCAACTCGACGTTGGCCGCGGTTGCCGTCTTCATGCTGTCCAACAGAGGCCCGTTGGAGCGCAGCAGGTTCGTGACGTCGATACCGATCGCATCCTTGATGGAGCTTGCAAGCCGGCTGTCCACGTCGTCGCGCACAGACTCAGCGGCGAATCCCGCGAGCCGCAGCGCCCACTTTCCGATGTCTCCCAGCTTGGCCGCCACGGACTTCAGCAGTCGCGCGAAGCTCATGGGCGCAGCGTCGGCGGCAACCATGGCATCGCCCGTGGGCGGGGCCTGCCACTCGTCCTTGAGCTTGGCCAACTCGCCCTCTACCAGGGACCGTACACGCTTCACCATGGCCAGCAGCCGAGCCTGGTAGGCTAGCTCGGTCTTGCGGTTGGGACTGACAGCACGTGCGCGTCGACTCCCGCGCATACGCGCGCGCTGCCTCGGGCTTTTCGCCGAAGCTATCAGGGTTTGGATGTCGAGGCCCACGGACTCAATTGTGAATCCGCAGCGTCAACGGATGAGAGATTTCCTTGTGCTGTCAACGAGAAAGGGGCTAAAGTCTAGAACTAGAGTTGATTACAGAGGAGCGAATCACACGATGATGGCCAAAGCAGATTGCAGACTGTCCGACGAACTGAGGGCGCAACTCGCGGAGTTGCTCCGCGACGTGAAGGGTCAGGGTAACGCCGCCCGAATCCTTGGGATCAACTCGACGACGCTCAAGTGCGCGGTTGCCGGCCTGTGCATCCAGCCGGGGACGGCCGCGCTCATCGAGAAGAAGTTGGCAGAGAGGGAGGCGCGGAGGGCAGGGTTGGGGCTTGTAACCACACAACATGAAGGGATGGCAGATGAATAGATTGCTTCAATTCGTACGAGGGAAAGACGGCGACTTGCTCCCGGCGGAGCTTGCCGAAAGCTACGATATGTCTGGAACTGCGCGCAGGGTTCGTCTTCGCGCGGGAGCGCCTCGGCAGTTCACGATCGAGGACGATTATTGCCAGATGACCAGATTCACGGTCGTTATCCCTGACGGGAGTCAGGGTGCGTTGATCCGATCGTTGGATGTCGAAAGCTCAGTTGCTTACGTCCTGTTCGACTGCCTTCGCAATACTCACATTCTGTTCAACACCCTCCGAGGTGACATACCTACCCGGCACTTCGTCCGCGTCCCGTGCGTAGACTTGGAAGTCCAAGAAATTTCTGTGAGGTGGGTAGGGACGGATGCCATCCTGGCCGACGATGCCGAACTCCAGAAAATGCAGGACGAATACCGAAAGAATCTTCGGCTGGCAGAAAAACAAGACGCCGCCAAGGATGGCGGCTGAGATTCATCCCCGGGTAAGGTAGGGGCGGGGACCGGACGGGGAGGGCAAGGCAAGGGGCATCACATGCCCAAGTAACGTCGAACAACCAACGAAAGGAAGAACATGGACGGCATGAAGCAACTCACGTTTCGCATTGATGGAATCGCACCACTGATCACGCACAACGGGCGGCTCAATGACCCACTTGACCCGATCTCCGTGGCGCTTTCCAAGGCGGTGAAGGAGCAGAAGAAGCGCAAGACGGAAAGCCTGCTCGTGGAAAGCTCGCGTATCGAATTCCTCGGGGGGCTCTACATCGGCGACGATGGCGGACCGTGCATACCAGGCGAGGTCATGGAGGCCTGCATCCGCAGCGGCGCCAAGGCCACCAAGGATGGGAAGTCGGTGCAAGCTGGGCTCATCTGCGATGGCAACTTTCCGATCATCTACCAGGGGCCACGCGACCCTGGCGAGCTTTGGGCGGATGGGCACAAGGGAGACGATGCCGGTCCCATGGATGGGCGCCGATTCGTAGACCGCCGCCGCGTGCGCGTTGGGCAGGCGGCAGTCATGCGAACGCGCCCCATCTTCCGTGAGTGGGGGCTGGAATTCTCGGTTCACTACGATCCGGACCTCATCAACCGAAGTTCGCTCATCGATTTCGTCAACGCCGCCGGCAGGGCCGGGCTCTGCGAGAACCGACCGCGCTTCGGACGGTTCGTGGTGACCAAGGTTTCATAAATAGGAAGGGAAGAGTTAAGGGAACGAAAGTACGGTATGGTGGAGCGGCGGATAGGAAAGCAAAGGGTCATTCCATGACCTCCCAGATTGGCGCCATCACCGCAAGGTGGCGGCGCGATTCGGGGACTATCAGTGGACCGTATGAACGCGGGATGGCGGGGATCGGCGGGGAACGGACCGGACCGAACTGGAAGGCGGCATTTCATGCCGAATTTTCAACCAACAGGACAGGAGAACCCATGGCAGTCAGAACGATCGATGATGAAGGCGTGAGCTTGTACCCGCTGGACATAGCGGCGCTAGAGAAGGGCGACGTCATCCCGCCAGAGCTTTGCGAACGACACCTTGGGATGAAAAGGACAGACATCCGGTATGGCCAATCGCTGGTCAGCTTCCGCGACTTGGTGTTGCGCGGCCTGCGCAGGATGGGGAGACAGTGGACCGTGACCACTCCGCAATCATCGGTCAAGATCCTGACCGACAGCGAGGCGGCTTCCTACAATCGCAAAGAGTTCAACAGGTACACGTCGGCGGCTGGTAGGCGCTTCCGTGACAACCTCGGCGTTGACCCATCCAGGCTACAGGCTGACGAACGCCGCACGCATGAGCACACCTTGACCAGCCAGGCAACACAATTGGAATTCATCAGACGCGCAAAGCGCCAAGTGTCGCTGACGGCTCACAAGAGGGCAACGCCCGGGTTGCCGCCGCAGGAAGGCGAGGCGGCGAAATGATCGGATGCACCATCGATTTGGTCCGTGTGCTCGAATGGTTCGAGAACTACACCGGAAAGGCGCTGGAGGCTATCCGTGAGGCTAACGCCGAGCGCGACAAGGCGAAAGATGCGATGAAATCGTGCCGGGCAGACAGGGCCGAACTGCTGGCGTCGCTAAAGTCGCTGGTCGCAGCGATTCACGCCGACTGCCAGATGGACGCGGTTCACTCGGCGGAAGCGCTCTTGGCGAAGATGGAGGCGGCGAAATGAACCACCCTCGGCCGTGGCAAGGTGGCAAGCCATGAGCCATCGCGTGCCACGCCCACGGAGGCGATCGGCTCTCACCCGCCGAGGCGGCGTCGTCTACCGCCTTAGCGCGCTGTCAGTTGAGCGCGCAGTTCGAGACGAGCAAGAGGCAAAGTATGTCGTGTCGCAACTGTCGTGGGTGTACCTGCCTACCCAATCACCGTCCGCGCCCGCTGGTTCCCTATGTCCCCGGTGACGTTCGTGTAGTGCTTCCACTTGTCAGACCAGCCCGGGTCTACCGTGAGCCCTAGGCCTGCGCAGATGGCGTCTACCGCGAAATGGGGGTACTTGCAGAACATCTCGTGAGACACCCGCGGTATGCCGGCTTGAGCGTTGTAGGCCGCATAGCCGGCGGAAAACCCGGCAACGGTGAGCACGTCATCGTCAGGCATGAATCGCCGCAAGCTCGCGAACATGTCGGCCGGTGCGCGGGTGAGCCATGCCTCCCTGACCTCGAACCGTTCTCGCAAGGCATCCGCGAGCGTCGAGCGCATCGCTGGAGCTTCGTTGTGCCGACTTGGTACGTAGTCTACGAAGTCCCACGAACGCAGCACCAGCGCGAGCCCACGCGCTCTGAAGGCCTCTTCTAGCGCGGCCACCGTCTCGACGAATGTCAGCCCGTCCGGCACGTCAATGCCGTACCATTCGCGGGACTGCGTGCGTGGGCTGTTCCAAGAGTTGCACAGCGTCGGGTGCACCTCGGACAGCAGCGCAACGCCGCTCATGCATCCGAGGCACCGCGAGACTATGGTCCCGCCCGTGCGCGCGAGCCCGTGCAGGATGCGGATAGTGGGCTTTGCTTCGTTCATAGCAGCCCCCACCGCTTCCGCTCCGCGATCACTTCCTCGCGCGTATCGCCGCCGTGGCTCCATGCCTGGTAAATCACCTGCTCTGGGCACGGCTCGCTGTCGGTGCGCAGAATGCGGAACAAGTCAGGCCGGCGGACCACCGCGTAGTTTCCCAGGACGTTGAACTCCGACAGCCGTTCCATGCCTCCCCGCAGGTGGCCGATGATCCCGGCGATCCCCCCGATGTGCTGCCACACCTCGGCCAAGAACTCGCCCGGGTAGATGAATGGGAACGTGCGCATCGTCTCAAACGGCGGCTCAAAGCCCAACACTCGCGCCGTGGATTCGCGCCAGCAGATGGCGTCTCCTGCGTGTTCCCACGGCGTGACGATGATCGGCCACGTGAACGTCCGGAAGTCGACCGGGCGCACGAACACGCAATCCGAATCCACGAAGCAGATGGCCTCGGCGTCCGTGTGCAGGTGCGCGCGCAGCTTCTCGATGCACTGTCCGCGGTACCCGCCAACCGGCGTCCCCCCCCAGTCCTCGCAGCGCTTGACTGCCACGTAGGACGGGACGGGAGGTAGGTAGTGCTGGCGCTCGATGAGCAAGACCACCCGGCGGAACCCGGTGACGTTCTTTTCGATGGAATACCAGAGATGGGGCAGCCACTCGTAGTCCGCCGGGTGCGACTTGACGACGATGTCGGTGGTCATTGGTCCACATCAGCGAGCCACGCGGGGATGAAGGCCACCTCTTCAAGCGGGCATTCTTCGTCGTCAGACGGGATGCAGGGATCCTTCACATGACGCATTCTGATTCGGTATCCATCGCGGCTGAAGTCGTAGTCAATGACGATGTCGTCGGCGGCGCGCACGTGCATAAGCCCGACGGAGACCTCGGTTGGTTCGTCCTCTGTTCGTGGCTTCCCAATATCGACGTTGGGATACCACAGATTGACGTGCTTTCTCATCGCTTGTACCTCGGCTCGCCAACGAGCCCGCCCGTGCGCTCGAAGCACAGGTCAAATTGCCAGAGCCGCCCATCGAGCGGCCTGCGCATGACGTCCGCCACGTCGGTAGGCGTGAACCCCATCCCGCACATGTCTCGGCACAGCTCCCAGAACCGTAGCGCGTCTGCCTGCAGCTGGCATGTGTACGCCTCGATCACGAGCGCGCACGACTCGCGCAGCGTCCGACATGCGCCACGCAAGATCTGCGACTCGAAGCCGTGCGTATCGAGCTTGATCAGGTAGGGGCCGCGGAAACCCGAACGTCCCACCTCACCATCGATCGTCGTGCTCGGCACCACGCGCGTGTCAGGCCTTGGGACGGACGAGCCCTGCCCGCCGAATGGGTCGTTGGCGTCAGATGAGAAGTGGCCTTCGCCTGCGTGGTCGTCGGCCATGGCGTAGATGGTGCGCGCTGGAAGGTTGGCGTCAGCGAACGCCTCCAGCTCAGGCCTATGCCTCTGGTCGGCCTCTACCAGAATCAGGTTGGCGCCAGGCCAGAATCGCAACGCCTCGGCGCTCCATCTCCCGTCCGAAGCGCCAACGTCAACTATCGTCGCCGGCTGCACACGCTGGCTCGCTCTCGCTAGCAGGTCGGCCATGCCGTCGCCGGATGGGTACAGCCTATCGCCCACGTCGTTCCCCTTTCAGCGCCACCTTCGGCGCCTTCGGTTTCTTCAAAGCATCCGGCCACGCGCTAAGCAGGAGTCTCTTCCATTCGACACCAACTAGGCTCTGCGCGCACTTCCACGCGCTGCCGTCCTTCACGCTGGCAATCCATGCGAAGTCGCGCCCTAGCGTCTTGTACGTGCTCAGGCTGAGCTTGTGGGCGCCGTAGAGATTCGCCACCGCTGGGTGAGGACCGGCCTCGCTGACAAGCACCTGCGAATGGAAGCAGTCCCACGCCTCGGTATCCGGGCAGACGTGCAAGCTCGGGTGGTCTGCCCAGCAGCTCATATGCATCGCGAGCGTCCCGTTGACGTGGCGGTCGTAGAACTGGCTGGCCTCCATGATTGCCCCGGTCACGCGCTTCCCCGTCGCCAGGTTCTCGGCGTGCAGTCTCTTCAGGTGGTCTATCCAGTCCCACCGCGCGGGCACGCCTTCCGCTTCGACGAAGAAGACGTTATGCCATGGCCAACCCTTCTCCGAATAGTTCGTGTAGCAGCGGTCAGCGGTGCCTGCCCAAAGCCCGAAGCAGCCGGCCGGGTGGCCCTTCGCCTCGCGCTTGCTGCGTACGTGCGAGACGTAGAACTTGCTCCCGCAGTACATCATGGTTTTCTCTATCGCGCTGTCGAGCATGAGATCGTAGCGGCTCGCCAGGATGAGCATCACATCCTCGCGACGGCTCGGCTCGATGTCGGCGAGAAACCGCGCAAGCCGAAGCGCTGCGTGCTTGTCTCCCTTCCAGAACTGGATGGCGATGGCCAACTTCAACGGGTGGTGCCCGGACGCTGCCTGACGCTGCGAGTGCTCAACCAGGAGGTGGCCCGCGGCTGTTGCCCCAAGCGGGTGAGACTCGATCATGCTGTGATGTCGGGTCATGCGAAAACCGCCTTAACCAAGCAAGCCACTCCGAAGACGAATCCCCAGACGATGAGATCGCCGAGGATGCTGTCATCACATGGGGCATTCCGTCGACGAATCACCACATCATCACAATGGTCAACGCCAAGCCAAAGATCGGCATGACAAGCACAAACACGTCGCCAAAGTCCATGCTATTCACTTGCGCCTCCCTCTCTCGATGAAGAACGACTCAAGCCCGTTGGCGACCATCACGACGGCAAGCCCAACCGTCGAAACCAAGGCCCACGCTTGAAGCCAATGCCTATCGAAGTAGGCCCAAAAGTTCACGCGCGCACCTTCCCGGTCAACAGCATCTCATCGTCGGCGTGAATCTGCGAGCCGCGCTCCCCGACGAAGCCGCACACCCAAAGCTGTCCCTCACGCGAGAGAACCCTCACCGCGGGGAGCTTGGCCCCGGCGGTGAGCCCAAGTCGGTTGACGTGCGGCTTGGCTGACACGCGGACGCCGTCCCATATCTGGCCGACGGCAATCGGTGACTTGTCCTGCTGTTGCTGCTTCGCCAACGGCAACGCCGGCTGGCCTTCCTTGCGCTGTTTGTGTTCTCCCATGCCGGCCAAGATACCACGCGTTCAAGTCTATCAGTGAAAATAGTCTCAGGGTTCACGCCGACACGATCGGGATGAAGTCCTTTGCCGGGAGGCAGGATGCAGGGTTCACGCCTTGGGTAGTCGGGAAGAACTTAGCGACCACACCGGGCTAGCCGGTCCTGAGATGGCGCACGCGTAGACGGTCAACAGAGGCAATCAGCCCGCGTGATGCTGACTTCGCCAAGGGTATCACGTGCCTACGCGCTCCCCTCAGCTTTCGGCAGATTCTTTCCGTAGTTCCGCGCTGCGAACTTGTGCGCGGATGCCACGGACGCGAGATGGTGGGCGCGCTCGACGTTGCCCTTGGCAAACTGCTGCTTGGCGTGAGCCATCAAGACCTTGTGCGCGTCGTGGTGGTCTTGCTTCGTGAAGCCTAGCGACGACTTTTCGACGTGCTGTAGGGACACGATCGGGATGAAGTCCTTTGCCGGGTCTTGACGGTTTGCCTCGGTGGAGTAGGCAGGATGCACTTCCGGCGCAACCACGGCCTTGCCGCTCTTGGTGCTGCCTACTGCCCCGCCTCCTCCGCCGCCTGCCCACTTCCCGCTTTCGTCGCGTGGCTGGTCCTCGTTGAACGCATCGGTGGCCGTGGCGTCCTCGTCCTCCTCATCTTCGTCATCATCCATCTCTGGAGGAGCCGCCGGCTTCTTCCCGAACGGCGCGGCCACAACCTTCGGCGCTGGCCCGTCGGGCGTGCCCGCCTCCGCGTTCACGGCCTCGGCCACGACCTCGGCATGCTTTGCCTGGAATTCGGCGATGGTAAGCTCACCATCACTATCCGGCCAGGCAGGGAAGCCCATCTTGGCTAGAGCCTGGTTGACCTTGACGATGCTTCCCTGTGCGGTTGGCGTGAGCACTAGCGCAATGTTCCGCTCGCCATCGACAGGGGCGGTAATCGGAACTCCCGTGGCTGGCGCGGTCCCATCGATCTTGTCACTTTCCGTCTCCATCGGCGCCGAAAGCCCCTCAGCCAGGTTGACGTCATCCTCGGTCATGTTCGGGTATGTGCCAGTGGCGCGCAACTCTCGCGCAACCGCGCCCTCGGTGAGCACGCCCGCATCGAGATACGTCTTGTCGCGGGTGGCGTTCTTCACGCCGATGTCCGCCTTCTCGGCCTCACTCATCTGTCGCATCGGGTTCCACACGAAGCGGTAGTCATCGGGCATGTAGCCGAGCGCCGAGCGAACCATGACCTGGTCCAGCTGATACAGCTGCGGCGACATGACCTCGATCTGCTTGGCCGCGACGTGGTCGTCATAGTTCTGTTGGTCGTGTTCACCCGTGGCGTTGAGCCCGCCCGGGGACACGCCAAAAAGACGCGTGAGCGGCACTTCAGCGGCGCCCGCCACGTCCTGCGCGAATCGGTCGAGCAGGTCTTTCAGCCCGCCGAACGACACCGGCTTGCGGTCGTAAGCTTCCAGGTCCTTGTCGATGACGATCATTCGGTGAACAGACTTCATCATCGACATCAGTTGGTAGCGGGCGGCCATTGCAGTCTGACCCTTGTCGTCGCCTAGGATGTCGGTAAGTCCCTCGGCCGACAGAATGTCGACGCTTGCCTCTTGCACGAGGTGCCCGCATCCTGCGATCAGTGTGTCGTAGTTCTTGATCGCCACCATGAGCGAGCGGTAGACGCTATCGTGCCACATGGCATTCCGCATCCAGTCTGTCCACGGCAACTCTTCCCCATCGAAACGCACGCACCGTGTGTGGTGAATCCGCATCGACGTGTCGGCGAGGTAGTAGTACTCGGGCAGGCCGAAGTTTGGATCGCCCAGCTGCTGGTTCAGGTAGGGCACGAGCAGGTGTGGATTGTTGCCCACGAACTTGTCAGGGGGCGCGCCGTAGAGTCGCCAGCGGTCGTACACCACGAGCGATTGCAGGTCGCCCTTCTTCACGCGCTCGACGTTGAGCGGCTCGGCGAGGTCGTCTTGCCCTTTGACGATCATCACGACGATTGCCCCGCCGTAGTGGCGTGCCCACTTCAGCGCGCTGTGGACGCGCTTTGGGAGGGCTACTCGCAGCTCTTCCCGCTGGATGTCGAAAATCCCGTCGTCGTCGTTTGAGCCGTCCCACATGACCGTCCGCCACTTGCGGCACATATCGTCGGCAATCGACGTGACCACCCTGCGGGCGAGCCACGACGAGCGGAAGATGGCATCACACGTGGTGCGGTCGACGCCCGTCTCCTGTAGGTACTGCGTGTGATAGCTCTTGTCAGACTCGGTCCCCATGCCCGTGATGAGGTTGCTGATTCCGTCCACAGCGAACACGCCCGGCCGCCCGCGAGGGTCTGGCGGGGTGACGGTCGGGACGCTGTCATTGACCACGGGGACCGATGCCGTCCGCCGCGTGAAAAGTCGAGAGAAAATGTTGGCCATGGGTGCCCCTGTTACGTGCGGAATGAGCCAAAAATGCTCTTGTTCTTGGCTCGAATGATCGGCTGTATCGCGTACCTGATGGCGTCGATGCAGTGGTTGTGTCGGTCTATGAGATCGGGCAGGACATCGCCCGTCAGTCGGTCGGTCTTGTAGCTGTAGAGTCGGAACTCCTCAGACGTGCGCCTGCACCGCGGGTGGATCACGATCTTCTCATACCCGCGCATGTGCGAGATGCCGTCTTCAACGCTGCCTTGCCACTTGTCCGCGGCGATGCACTTGAAGCCAGCGATTTTCATGTGGTGGATCGTCTCTGGCCGCGAGCAGTCGGCTCGAATCGTGTAGATTCTGCTGCCCTCGATGCGGTCGAAAAGCGCCGGGGTGTCTATCAGGTCGCAGCCATGAGCATAGGACTCGTGCTCGATGTACAGCGTCCCTTTGCACCGCCACACCTTGACCAGCACGGTCGGATCTTGCGAGAAGCCCCAGTCCGCTCCGAAGTACGGCCCCTCCCACCCAGGCTCTGGGGTGAAGTCATCGATCGACCACTTCTTGTTGAAGACCTGCGCATCACTGCGCGCCCACGTGCCGCCCTCCCACACGTGCTGGTAGGCGTCTGGGTCTGTCCGCCGGAGGTGTTCAAGTTCTTCGCGGAGCACGTCGGGCAACTGCGGGTTGTCTCTCCAACTGACTTGCACGCTCTTGGTCCGCTTGGCATCGAACGACCTCTTGCCAGGCACGAAGCGCTGATAGGTTGGGTCTGTCTCTTGGTCCGGGTTGAACGTCACCCAGATCTCAGAGCCAGGCTTGCGGATGGTCGGGATAAGCACAGACCACGAATCGTCGCTTACGACCTCCGCCTCTTCCACCCAGCACCGGTCGATGCCTTCGAGCGACTTCAGCGAGGCGATGTTGTGTTTCAGGCCGGCGAAAATGAACTCGCTCTTGGTGAGCTTGCACGAAATCGCCGTCTTCTGAATCTCGAAGTACCGAGACAGACCGAGTCGGTCAATCTGCGACTCCAGGAGGTGGTGTACAGAATCGGCAATCGAGCGCTGGAATTCGCGCGCGCACAGGATTCGCCATCGGTTCTGGATTGCCCCCAGCACGAGGGCATCGGCGACGGTCCAGCTCTTGGCGCTGCCACGACCACCGTAAGCGCACTTGTAGCGCCACTGCTCCTCAAAGAAGAACCGCAGCGGCTCGGGAAACCAGAGTTGGACGTCAGCGCCCATCCGGAGGCGTTTCGCCAGCCGTGGTCTCGTCGGCGCCTTCCGGCTTGGTCTCGTCTGTGGGTTGCTCTTGGGCTTCCGCCGGCCTGCCAAACCCGATGTTGATCGTCGGGGCTCTGAGGCTTCCGTCCTCGTTGCTCAGGTCGATCTGCTGCTTCGCCTTGCCTTGGTCTTGCTCGACCCCGAGCTTGAGAGCATTCGCGTCGCCGCTGCGGATGAGCTTGTACCAAGTCTCGTGCATGCACAGACGGCGAGACTTGTTCGTCTCCTCGGTGTCGTACATGTCCAGGAACTTGCGCCACGCATCCGAACCCTCGCGCCCGTTCCTACCTGTAGGGTTGCGCACCTCGCCAGGCTTGGCTGGTTTCAGGCCTGCAAGTTGCCGTTCGCGGGAAGACTTAGCTTCCACTTTTGCAGGATTTGCCGTGGGTGTTTCATCTGCCACACACCCATCATGCCCCATGCTCGTGCCTAGTCGTCGTGGTAGCGGCTAGGTGACGAAAGAAACAGGCTCACGATTGAACGATAGAGTTGATTATGGGGATGCGGGCAAGGTGCCCCTTCTCCGGATTCTGATACTGAGTCCGTCTACCCCAGGGTCCTGACTTGGTCACTCATGCGGGAGGCGGGTCGCCGATTCGGGCCGCCGATAGCCCACACCTGTGCTTGTCGAGCTGGCGCGACACCGTGCGAACGTTGGACGGCCGAGAAGGGTAAGCGGGCGTCCTCGCCTTGGACCCGGGTCGGCCGGGCCTGTACTGCGCAAGCCGCCGTAGGAATACGGCTCGGTCGCTTGCTGTGTCCACGATGATTTTCATGCGCGCTGTCGGTCAGTGTGGCACGAACGATCGCTGACGTCAACGCGCTCGTCCCTTGAGTCGCCTCCGTCTTCGACGTTCAGAAGTTCTGAAACGTTTCGCATCCTAGCGATCCACGACCGCTCAGACTGCTGCCACTTGGACACGTGGCAGATCTCCAGCACGGCGATTTCCGGCCTGATGCCAGCCATGTCCAACCCATAGAGCCATTCGCCCATGCGTCTGTTCGTCGGCTCCCTCATGTGCCAGTCCAGACGTGCGCCGGGATGCATGCTCGTCTTGCCGACGTATCGGATCACGTGATCGCGCGGGTCCGCGATCCCGTAAATGTAGACCTGATCTTGGCCCTTGTCGCATGGCTTTCGGTATGAGGTGGTGAGCCTGCTGTCCTTGCTCACCGACGACGACGGGTAATCTCTCTCGATTTACTCGCGAGTAAGGCGCCTAACGATGTTGCAGTTGGCTACGCGCCTCTGCGCCGGTGATAGAACTGGCAAACGTCGGTGTTGCTCGGGTCGACTTCCCCAGAGCGTTGAACCTTCGCCGTTACCTGCCACGGGGTCATGAACGGTAGCGTACAGATGCCGGTGCCGACCCCGGTAGTCATCACGCAACACACGCAGTTTTCACACTTGTCACCAGCTGCCATCTTCGTCCAACCTTTCACCCGCTCGAAACCGCTGGGCGGTGAGCCTAGCCTACCGCTTTCGCGATTCGATGGCAAACGGGCAGGCGGGTGTCAGCTGCCGAGCGTCTTCAGCGCGACCATCACGTCGCGAACGTCGAGCTGTAGCGTCTTGGCCAGCTTTTCGACGGCGATGCGCTCGATCTGGTCGACTCGGTTGGAGCCTAGTGCGAGCATCTCGCCGACCTTGGTGGAGGACATCGCGCCTTTCCGCGACTCGGCCAGAGAGCAGGTGGGCTCATCGTCGCCGACGTCGTCTAGCCAGTGCAGGCAGATCTCCTGCAACCCGCCGGTGCGCGACACCTCGATGCTCAGGTGGTGCCGGCAGCGCACGAACGGGCACGGCAAGTCGACGCCTAGCCCGGCACGTTCGCAGGCATCGGATGACGGCGGCATGGGCTCCTGGCTTCCGTCCTGCGCGCGTGTGACGAGTTCTTCGGCGGTCAGTGGTGTCGTGGGCTTGACGAGCGGATGTCGCGTCCTGCGCGCTGCTGGTGCGTCTAGCGTGGAGGCGGGTTCTGCTGGCACCGGAACAATCACGCGGAAACTCCCGCGACATCTTGTCGCTTTGATCGTCCTCGGCTCTATTCCTGTCAGCGGCAGCGCAAGCTGTACCACGCATCGAAGCTAGCGCTAATGACTCAAGATTGCAAGTTGACAAGCAAAAGGCCGCCACGGTTGCCCGCGCGGCCCATGCCTGGCTTGTGTGTCGGTGGACTAGACGACTAGACCGGCGGCGTGTAGCCGTCGGGCAGGACGAACGACGTCGTGAATGCGGCGTCGGCCGTGCGGAACTCCACTACCGCGGTGTCCAGCTGCTCCTTCGCCGTGTTGAACGCGGCATCGGCGGCTTCCTTCGCCGCCTTGGCGTTGTTGTACGCGACGATCTTGTCCTGGAAGTTGTTACCCT